AAAGATGATAGCCAAAAGGACCAAGCAAATTCAGTAACCTAAAAACGTAAAGATGAATAACGTAGCAAAAAACAACGCCAAATCGGTTCTTGAGGCCAATAAAGACCTGGATGCGGTGTACGTCACCCAGGATGGCAATGTGTTCACGGAAAACAACCGCAATGCCGCTGATCTGCATGCTTCTGATAAGGAGCTGCCTACCCCGGAAAGGGTAACCCGCAACCAGGTATTTCAGAGCCAAAGCAATAATAATCAAAAAAAGCAGTAAATGCGGCACATTAACGAACACAAAGCCATTGAGCGGGCAAAAGGCCTGTTTGCTAAGCGGACTGACGAGGTCATCTATGTGACTTCCGATAACATGGCCTTTGGGGAGGCTTTAAACAAGCAAGCAAATGACCATGCCCGGCAAAATGGCCTGTATGTGTATACGGTATGCAAGAAGGACCTGCCCTCGGATGATTATGATGAACGCTTGCGGGCTAAGAAAGCTATTGAGCAAGGCCTTAAGCAGGGCGTAATTTCCCAAAGCGGTAGCTGGCTAAAATATGGAGAGGATGGCCTTGCAATGGGGAAAGAGAATACGATTCAATACTTGTCTAACAACACGGACATCCTGGCTAAGATCGAGGATGCCCTTAAAAGTGAATAAGCATGGCACTACCAGGTACGAATATTAATGTGCTGAACAACCAGCTGGGCAAAACAGCCGGTACGGATGACGGCATAGCCGGCTTGATTGTAACCGGCCCGACACCGACTTCCGGGAATAATAACTTCTCAATCGGGGAAGTCAGGCAAATCTTTTCTACAGAAGATGCTCAAGACGGGGGATTTGATGCGTCTTACGATAGTAATAACAGCGTGGATGCGTGGGCCCAGATTAAGGATTTTTACTCGGAAGCCGGGGAAGGTGCTGAGCTCTGGGTGATGCTGGTATCACAGACCGAGACGCTTGAAAACATCTGTGATAAGGTAAATAGCCTGGCCACTAAGCTGCTGGACCAGGCAAACGGAAAGATTAAATTCTGGGGCGTATCCCGCGTGCCGGATGGGAGTTACTCGCCTACCTACAATGACGGCCTGGATGATGATGTAACGGCTGCTATTCCTAAGGCGCAGGCATTGACAACAGAATATGCCAATCAATTTAAGCCCACCAGGGCCATTATTGGTGGCCGGGATTTTCAGGGCGTTGTGGCTGACCTTAAAGACTTACGGCAGGGGACTGATAACCGGGTAGGTGTGAGCCCAATCGGCATTGAAGAAAATTCACAATTTGCTATGGTAGGACGGATATTGGGCCGTATGGCAAGAATTCCGGTTCAGCGCAGCATTGGCCGGGTGAAAGATGGCGACATCGGCCTAAGTGAAGCTTATCTGAGTGACGGCAATGCCCTTGAGGATTACAGCCTGGCTGAAATTGAAAAGATACATGACAAGGGCTACATCGTGCTGCGGACCTATCAGGGCAAGAATGGGTACTTCTTTGCCGGGATGCCGGCTGCTACGGCCATTGATGACGACTATGCGTGGCTGAATTATGGCCGGGTAATCGATAAGGGCATCCGCCTAACGTATGCAACGTATACGGATGAGTTGCTGGATGACATTGAGGTGAACCCGAAAACCGGCAAAATGGAAGCCTCTGTGATTAAGGCCTATCAAAGTAAGATCAACCGGGTAATCAATCAGCAGATGACGAATAACGGGGAGCTATCCGGGGTTAAGACGGTGCTGGACCCGGAGCAGGACGTAATAAGTAATGACGAGATCCAAGTTAGCATTAATTTGGTTCCGAAGGGCTATGCCCGGACCATTTCAGCCGATCTGGCCTTTAGTAACCCGAATGTGTAATCAATAAAAGCATAATACAATGGCATTTAATAGTGACGAATACTCCTGGAGAGACCTGCAGGTTTTCATGCTTGGCAGGCTGATCACCGGCATTCAGGGGGTAAGTTATACCCTTAGGCAAACCAAGGAAAACATCTATGCCAAGGGCGATAAGCCGCATTCCCGTGGACATGGCAATAAAGAATATGACGGCAGTGTCACGCTGCTTCAGAGCGAAGTGGAGGCCATCCAAGCTGAGTTAGGTGATGATGAGGACCTTACTGACCTGCGTGACATGACCATAGTGGTAAGCTATGCGCCTGAGAACGGAGGTGTTACAACCGATGAGCTGCTGGCTGTTGAGGTTACCGAGTTACCGAAAGGCGGAAGCCAGGGTGATACCAGCATGCCTAGTGAATTGAACATCGTGATCGGGGATATTAATTACAACGTGTGATCATAGCGATGGGTATGAAACCCATCGCTTGAAAGCTAAAGAAATTAAAATGGGGTCTTATGGCTGAACAAAAGCAACAACAAAGCAAGGCGCCTACCCAGGCGCAGATTAAGGAATGGAAAAAGAAGTACGGGCAGGTGTATAAGCTGGCCAGTGGGGATAAGGTGGCTTATATCCGGGATCCGAAATCGTCCGTTAAGGTCATGAAGCACTTGCTGAGTGAGCTGGAGAAAAGCTCGGTACACTTCATAGAGGCGCTCATGAAAGATTGCTTTCTGGGCGGTGATACGGCCCTCAGGGATGAGGGGCCTTATGTAAATGACTTGGTGGAGAATGAGGAAGTGTTCCGCCTGGCCCAGCCGATAGAGCCGGAAGTAAGAGAAGAAAACGGCCAGTACGTGATAAAGGCCGGTGAATACGAGGTGAAGGTGCAGCCGGTAGCGCGGGACCACCTGCGGCAGGCCGAGCAAAAGAACACGAAGGGCCAGCCTTTTGATACCAACATCTTCCTCAGTGAGATGCTGGCTACGGAAGGGCTTGAGGCTGTTAAGCAAGACACGCCCGCGTACATTGCTTTCTTGAACGGCATGAATGAGGTGCGCGAAAAAAAGCCCGTAAGCTTGCAGCCGGTATAGAGGAGGCGACAGAACCGACTGTAAGCGATGTGTCGCAGATAGACCTGGTGAATGGCTACCTGCAGTATTACATGCACATTGCTGACCCGGATGGGCTGAGCGATGAGGACTGGCTGCAAAAGTACAAGGTGATGAGCATCATCAGGAAGCGGGAAAGGGAGCTGAGCGAGGGGAATAATTAATAATACATCGTAATTAGGTAGTAAGTGGTATGGTTAAGCGGTACGAATACCAGGTACATCTGAAGGAGAACGTTTCGAAGCAGATGCAGAAGCTTCGGAAAAGTACCGGTAGTAGCCGTAAGGCCATGAACGACCTTAAGCGCAGTAGTAAAGACACCTCCCAAACCATGCGCCGGGAAATGAGCTCCCTACAGGGCCCAATGCAAAAGGTTAAGCAACTGGCGATGGGCATCGGTGCCGGACTGGGTGCTGCACAGATCGGGCGGATGGTAGACCAGGTAGGGCAGGTACGCAATGAGGTAAACCAGCTTACCGATGCCACCGACAAACAGCGCAACCGCATCACCAAAAACGTGGTGGCCATTGGGGATGTGTATAAGAAGAATTACAGCAAGGTGCTGGACAGCGCCAATACGCTTACGAAGCAAATGGGTGGTACGGCCGAGCAAAACCTCAAGCTTATTGAAAAGATGTTCAAAAGAAGTTCCGGTGGTGGTGCAGACCTGCTAGAGCAGGTTAAAGAGTTTGCCCCGCAGTTTAAAAAAGCCGGTCTTGAGGCTGAGAATATGGTAACCATGATACTGAAAGCGCAAAGGCAAGGGGTGTGGGATGACAAAGCACTGGATACTGTTAAGGAGATGTCCCTATCCCTTACGGAGCTCGCTTCTGCCCAAAAAGAAGCATTAAGGGGCATTGGCATGAGCCCTGGTGATATGAAAAAGCGATTAAACCAAAACATCACAACCCCCTTCCAGGAGATGCAGCGGGTGATCCAGCAAATGAACAAGGAGGGTGTGCAAGACCGGCAACAGGTTGTATCAAACATTTTCCGAGGGCCGGGCGAAAATTTAGGTGATCAATTCTTGAATCAGCTGGGTAGGATGTCGCTGAAGCTGGACGATGTCAAGGATAAGACAGAGGGATATATCAAAGCTAAGCGGGAGCTCACTAAGATGTATTCTAATGCTAAAACTACCCTGGCAAATAAGTTAGTACCCGCTCTTGCTAACTTCTTTAAATGGATGAAGGATAACAAGGAGGTAGTGATCGCTAATATTAAAGCTTTGGGCTCGCTAATAGCTGGATATGTTAGCTTTAGGATAAGTGTAATGGCAGCCAATGCCGCTATGCAAACTTGGAACATACGTCAGAATATTAACCGAATCCGGATGGTGGCTTCGGCTAAAGGTATTAATAGTGCTACGGTGGCGATGCGAAGTTTTAATAGGGCAACTAAAGCAAACATTATAGGGGCTATTGCTGGGTTACTTACAAGTGCCGTAACGGCTTATTTAAGTTTCGCTGATCGTGTTGATAAGGCAGCGAAGGCTCAGAAACGTTTTAATAATGCGCAAAAAGAAGGGAAAGATATTCTTGCTAGCTTCAGCGATTTACAATCAAGAGTTGATATCATTGGTGCGAAAACTAATCAACAGGTAAAAAGTATCTCAAAGGATGTTGGACGTCAACTTCAAAGATTTAAGAATGTAAAGGCCAATATTCAGGGTGCCAAGGAGGAGGGCGTCCGTAGTCAGGCTGAGATAAAAGAAGATTTAAAGCAGGCGAAAGCGCGAAAAGAAGACCTTCAGTCAGGTGGTTCAGTTAAATATGGCGGAAGAAACTCGGACAATGAGGAAAAGCTAAAAAAAGCTAGGCAACGAATAAGGCAACTCAATGAGGAGTCAAAGAAAAGGGCTCAGTTAACTGATACCAACCTCAGCTTATCTGAGGTCAACAAGCGTATAGAAGAACTGAAAGAATCTAAGTCCCAGGTTAGTAAAGAAGCTAAAGAGCGTGACTTAAAGCTCAAAACGCTTCAAGATGGAGATGAAGAACCCAACAAGCAAAAGGGCCTTGATAGCGTAACCGGCAGCGGCAAGAAGCATACGAACATCACAATCAACCTGGACAAATTCCAGGAGGAGCTGAATATCAATACCGAGAGCATGGAAGAGGGCGTGGATCAGCTTGAAGAACGGCTAAAACAGGCCTTTTTAAGGATACTAAACTCAGGCAATTATGCCTTCAACCAGCAGTAATGGCAGTCAGCAAGTACAACATAACGGACCTTGCAGGAGCGATTTTCGGCACCCAGGCATTGCCTTTTCCTAACGTTAATACCGAGGAAAGCAGGGAGAACGTGGCCGAAGGCTTTGATGAGGCTACACCGGCCAAGCAGGATGACAGTGTAAAGGCCGTGAAAGGCTCCTTTAACTGGAAGGGGATGCTGGGTAATGAATACTTCATGCCGATGAAAATTAATGATTGGCAATTGCCCAACGAGCCGCTTGTTCGAATCACCGGGGGGAAGAAAATTAACAAGACATCCCCAAACCGGGGCAAGATGCGGGGCACTGTGAAGGAAGAGTGGAGCTTGAAGGATTATAAGATAAGGGTGCGGGGCTTCATTGTTAATGAGGAAGCCTATGACTATCCGAAAGAGCTGGTAAGGCGGATGCGGCAGCTCGTAGAAAAGTCCGGGGCTTTGAGTATTACGAGTGAATATACCAGCATTTGGGGCATTGACCAGGTAATGATAGAGCAATGGGACTTCCCGGAAGGCCAGGGACAGCCGGATGTGCAGCCGTATACGCTGACGCTGATAAGCGACCAGGAATTCTCGCTGGAATTGATTGAAGACGAAAGCAGCTAATATGAGCTACTTAGTTATGGCATTTGTAATGACATGCGAGGTTTTGGTTGGGAATTACCGGTTCAGCCAGGTGGTAAGTGCAAAAGTGGATAGCACCTGGGAAGAACTGGCAGATACGGCCACTATCGAATTACCTAACCTAAGCGATAAGCTGGAGAAAGGCATAGAACCCGGTGATCGAGTGGTGATTAAGCACCTGGGCTATGAAGGCAAGCCTAAGCAGGAAGAATTCCGAGGGTATGTGAAGCAATTACGCCCTAACGTGCCCCTTACGCTGGAGTGTGAGGACGAGACTTATCAGCTTAGGAAAAAAGACCTGGAAAACTCTTGGAAGAAAACCACACTGGCCGAAGTTGTTGACTATATCATTCAAAGAACAGGTATCCAGCTTGTAAGCGAGGTCCCGAATATTAATCTGGAACGGTTCCGCCTGAGCGATACGAATGCCGCACAAGCGCTGCAAAAGATCAAGGACGAGCTGGGGCTGGTCGCTTACTTCCGGGGCAATGAGCTATACGTGGGCTTGGCCTACAATGACCGGCTTAATGAGGTGCGGTACAACTTTGAAAAGAACGTCATACAGCCTGACTTGGAATTTAAAACCGAGGATGACGTGAAGCTGAAGATCGTGGCCAAGTCTATCCTGGAGGATAACAGTCAGTTTGAAGTAGAAGTGGGGGACGCGGATGGGGAAAGGCGCACAATCTATAAGTACAACATTAAAGATAAGGATACGCTTAAGCAGATAGCCCAGGAGGAGCTTGACAAATACAAGTACACGGGCTATCGGGGAAGCCTTACCGGCTGGCTCTTACCAAATGCCCGACACGGAATGATAGCAGTCATACAAGACCCTGAATACCCCTCAAGGGCCGGTCGGTATCTTATTGATCGAGTGGTTACCAGTTTTTCAGAATCAGGGGGCCGTAGAACAGTCTACCCTGGCGTGAAATTAAGCAGCTGATGGCTATAAACCGGGAAATCATAGATAAGCTGAAAGACCTTACGGACCCTCCGGTGCAGGTTTTTGCCGGGCAGGTAGAAAGCGTTGATGAGGATGCCCAGACCTGTGAGGTGAAGCCGGTTAACGGGCCTAAGTTATATGATGTGCGTATTAAGGCCGCGATTGATGAGAAGGAGGCCGGGTTGATCGTGGTGCCCGTAATTGGTAGTACGGTATTACTGGGATTGATCGGGAATGACACAGAGACGGCTTTTATTGTGAAGTATACGAGTATTGAGCGGCTTTTAATTACTACTCAAAGCGGTTTTAAACTTGATTTAAGTGATGAAGGGATTATTATGAATCAAGGAAAGCATGATGGGCTGCCGATATTAGGGGCAGTTGTCAATAAGCTAAATCGGCTGGAGCAAAAGCATAATACCCTGGTTCAAAATTTTAATGCATTAATTATGGCTTACAATGCGCACGTGCACAGTGGGGTTACAACGGGGCCTGGGTCATCAGGACCAACACCAGCACAGGAAAGCCCAAGCACAGCCCAAGTTACGCCACAAACGCAAAAAAGCGATCTAGAAAACAAAGATGTCAAGCAGTAATGGCTAAGGTATTCGACATATTGCTAGGTGATGATTGGGACTTAAAAATCCAGGACGGGGATTTTGAGATCGGAGAGGCCAGTGCGCAGAACAAAGGGGTGCTGATGATGGCCGGTAAAGGGGATTTTAAGAATGCGCCATTAACGGGTGTAGGTGTG